GTCCACTGTGAATTCGTTCTTTTTTTGTCTCATTCTAATGGGCATTATTCAATATTCCTGACTTGTGTTATCTGTGTTGTGTATTGTTGTGTTGAATCTGCCCGTCTACTCATCTTCCTCATATCTTCTTTTAAGAAAATATCATCAGTTGAATATAAGTGAGCACCTAAGGAAGCAGCCCCAGAAGCTCTCCACTGAGGGTCTGTTCTTTCGCTACCCTCTACTCGGGGGCAGTCTTCAACAGCATTCCTGAGGTTCCTGTGTAGGCACATAACAATCTCATAAGGTTTGGTTATATCCAAACCATTATTGTAGAGAATGGTAGCGAATTCTCGGGGCTCGGGGTATGGATCAACCCAACTGTCTAAAAGTTGCAAATCTGAAAAGCTAAGGTAAAAGAAATTCATAAGGTTGTTTTCTCCAGTCTTTTGTTAAAGTAACGTCTCCACATGTAACCACGAACAATGGAAGTAAAAGTAAATATCATGGTGATTCCTAGATTTTCTGCTAGAGAAGTTTCCATGCCATACAAGGGAGAGATTAAAAAAGACCAGATGAATAATGAAATTATCCATCCAGTCCCTACGTTTAATATTTGCTCAACTATTGACTCGCGCTTAGATTGCATAATCCCAGCAAGCATTTTCAGGAATCAATTGTCTATTCTGAATCCAACCAAAGAAGTTTCCAGAAGAGTAGCCAAGACTATTATTATACCCTGTTACGCCATCTGAGTCAAGGCCGATAGCTTCTGAATCCATCGGGGTACACTGATGTTCGAACGGTGAAGCGTGTACTGGCTTAGACTCAACAAGCATATCATAAATCATTTCAGCTTTCTCCAAGCTATTATCAGTAAGTCGATAACTAACTTGAGCGCAGCATGACGAAGAAACTTTAAGAGCATCCTCAAGGGACACACCGATGTTACCAACGATATATTCTAGACTTGAATCCCCACCACTAGCCCGAAAGGTATCTACATACGGTAGGTGCCACTCACCTATCTTCAGTTGGTTAGGTGTAGATTTAGCCATAGCCTCCCACATACACTCAGCCAGCTCTTTAATCTCTGGTTGAGCATCCGTATGATTACGTAGCCAGAAGAAGTTATCATATTCAGTTGCTGTGCAAACTACCTTAATAAACTGGAAAGGTTCTAGCAAGCGATTAACAATTTGTTTGTGATAGCCTGCATTATGGTAATCCTTCGCCATTCTAATAGCCTCTTCTCTAGCTGTTAGCCAAGCTTCCTCTCTAGTATTTTCTACTTCTGTCCTAATGTACAAAGGAGTATCCTCTGGATTATCAAAGTCTTCGTAACATTCCAGCTCTACTTTATTATCACATTCACTATCCGCTTGCATTCCTTTCTGGTGGGCTCCCCAATGAATAGGCATAGCGGTATTCTTACGTATGTTCTCAATCATCTTAGGGACGGGAATAGCACGACTAGAGGCTGCATTACGACTGAATAATCTGTGCGTCATAAACTCCGAGTGGATAAACCGAGGATAGTTTAGCTCGTAAGTTATTACCCGTTTTCCTTTTGGGCAAACACTGTCTGCAATGATTTTAGCGGAGATTCCACCCTTGCCTTTAACTTCTATCATTCTTTTTTATCTCCTTTAGGATTAGCTCTGCAAATTCTTTCGGCGTCATATTCTCGTTCTTCTCTTTCATTTTTATCGTCATCACCCCATTTACAGAGATAAAATCTCGACTGTCTCCTGAGAAGTCTTCTGAACCTTGACCTACGAATTGTACCACACATAAGTTACCTTCTCCAAACTCTTTTACCAACGGATGAACTTCCTCTTCAAATCCAGAGTCTGTGAAGACAACGCCAGATTCAAAGGCAGTGTTTGTTATAGACTTTGCAGACTTCTCCCCGAAGAACCCATGTCCGAAGAAGGGCTTGGTTATATTTTCACTGATGTGTATGAGAAAAGCCCTCGGCGACATATCATGAAAATAGCTAGAGTTTCTCTCCTTTGACTCTCTTCCTGTACACAAGGTGATGAAGAGATCGTAACTTGGGCAGTCTGTAAACGGGTATGCACAGTCATATAGGGATGATTTAAAAGACCTTAGGCTGCATCCTGTCAGCTGAGCTAGGGCAGCTCCTATAGTGTCCTTACCAGCCCCTTTCGGGGCGTTCAGTAAGACTATGCGATTACGCAGGAGGTTATTCACCTTCTATCTCCGACATCTTTGCTGCCATACTTACTACTTCAGAGAGATCAACCCCAACAAAGTCGTGTGGTTTCAACATCTTGCCATCAGACTTTCGAATAACTGCGTAGTATTCAGTGCCATCTTCCATAGTGGACAAACGTACAAATGTCTCAACTCCTTTCTCTCTAAAGCTTTCTAGAGTTTCATTGGCATGTTCAGCAGTGCTATGGAACTTCTCTAGGTTGTTATCACAAACCAATTGAAGGGCTTCGTCGATATCGATGCCGCAAAGTTGTAACTTCTGGAACAAACCAATAGCAACAACCATAATATCTGCAACGCCATCAATGAGCTCGGTCATATCTTCTTCGATGCAAGCATCTAGAGTTTCACCTGCCTCTTCCACAACAAGTTCGGTTTGATTTCTTACTTCAGACCAAAACTCTGGGGATAGGGGTCGAACACCTTTGTTGCCAATCAATGTATTTAGCAGAAATATCTTTTCATATGCTGTCATTTATTTTACCTCAGTGTATTAGCTGTGTTTTTTTACCAAATAGTCTAAGCTGACCATCATAGGATTACCAAAACCTTCCTTAACATCGTGTAGCATTGTCACACCTCGGAAGTGGTTGTTCCCTTGATGCCCTTTGTAGTCCTCGTCGTGAGGATAGAAGGCACCATTAACGATACCAATCTGCATCCGACCATCGATACTTGGTTTAATTGCAATATCGAGGCATTGCTTGTGTCCAACAACAAAAGATCGGCCAACGTTCTTCAGGATATTCATAGCACTTCCACCATATGGCTTACCAGTCATTGGGTTAGCAAGATAGTGAACATAAAAGATGCCATTCTGTTCTACAGGCTTTAGAAAATCAAAGACTTCCCAACCATACTGTTCAAGGCCTAGGAGCTTTGTTCCGATAAAACCATCAAACTCTGAATGCTCGTTGGTAAACCTATCTATTCTTGCCTCGTGGTTGCCCATGCAGAATATCATTCGAGGCGTGTAGACCTTTTTCTTACCCTTCTTCTGCTTAGCCTGAAGACGCTTGAGTGGGCCTGTAAGTAATTCCATCCCAACGTATCCAGCGTCCAAGTCTTGCTTTATGCGGCGTCCCTCAAAGGCCTTTGTGCCTCTGTCGTAAGACGAGAGTGACTCCATGTCAAAGTGATCACCAATGTGGATGATAACGTCAGGCTTCTTAGCTACAATATATTTGCCGAGGGCGGCTAGGTGGGTCAGGTCATTCCCCGGTTTGCACTGTGTGTCTGCAATAATTAAATGTTTCATAGGTTGTTTTAATCCCTCTCTGTAAATGTGTAAGAAACTCTTGGGTTATCCTTATCCACTTCAGTTTCTTGTAGGACTTCAACCTTGATGTACTCGTCGTTATCATCTACGATAATTCCAAGTTCTGTCAAGGCATCATATAAGAACTTCGTGTTTGCTGCTATGAAGTTATGCTTGTCTGATCTTCGCCTAGACTGTTTGTATAACTTAGCTGTAACATCAACAGGGTTTGTGAAGTGAAGCTTATCTTGGCCCGTCTCTATTAAGATATTTTCAACAATTGTCTTGAAAAGTTTCTTTGCTTTATTATACTCAAGGTAGTGTGCATTATTGGTGTAGTTAAGGTTTAACCTAAACTTCTTATCCTCCCTAGTTTTTCTTGGGAGCAGAACGACTAAAGGGCAGTCGATCTTAAGAACCTTACCCAACGGGTATTTCCCATCGGTCACCTTTAATCTTCTGCATATGCAAGAGATTGGCTTGTTCTAAAATAAGCTCTTCAATTGTTTTCTCCATATCCTTATCGTCCCACGATTTATATTGGTAAGTACTTGTTTCAGCGTCCCAACCTTTCTGCTCACTGTACCAAGCCAAGTAGACTTCCCTACAACGCTGGTATAGCTCTAAGTTTGTATTGCAATCTGACAAAAGAGCCTCAGCACCTTTCTCTCCGATTGTTGCAATCTTTCGGACACCATATTTCTCTGCGATCTTCTTAGAAAGTCCTTGACATCCGGGGATGTTATCAACCGATCTGTCTCCCTTCAAGAGTTGCTGGTAAAAGTTCTTATTACCTGCCTCTTCTGTAATAAGTACAGGTTCCTCATCCTTATCTGGGTTGAAGTGAAACCCCGGAGTGTTTCGTAAGTCCTTGTCTACTGACACACAAACGGTTGTTGGATTCTTTTTGTTAGCGAGAAAGCCCCTGTAAGCTACTACAGAGCAAGCATCGTCAGCCTCGGCACCATTAACTACGATTGCTCCTAAGGACTCTGCGTGGGCTCT